GGTACCGGCCGACGCGGCAGTTACCACGCGGCTACCACCGCCGGTGGCAGCGGTCAGCGCCAGGCCCGGGGCGCCCATGCCGATCGACTGCCCCAAGGTGACGGCGATAGCGCCCAAGGTGTCGGTGCCGCCGCCGGCCAGCTCGCGCACCGCGCCGCTGAAGCTACCGGCCTTGTTCGCCCGGTCGAAGGCCTGGAAGCCGCGTTCGGTGCTGGCGCTGGTCACGTCTGCGGCCTGTGCCCGGCGCTCCTGGTCTGCGCGCAACGCCGCTTCCTCCGCCGAGCGGTCAGTGGTCAGGCGGCCGGTCGCCGGGTCCATCACCGCCGGGCCATCGGGCAGCAGCGACAGCGCATTTGCCTTGCCCCGCTGCCAGCCACTGACGATGCCGCCGATCACCTGCTCCAGGATGTTCGGCTCGGCAGTCGCACGCGCTTCACCGGTCACCAGCGAGTTGGCATAGGTGGCCAGCTTCGGGGCCTCGTCACTGGCCAGCGCCATGCGCCGCGGGTCGCTCAGGAAATCGCCCACGTGCGGCGATGCGCGGCCGGCGTCGTCGATCTCCTGCCGCCGGGCGTCCTGCTCGTAGTCGCCCAGGTTCGCCGCCACCACGCCGAATGGCTGGCCAAGCTGGTCCGACAGCTGGTTCGCGCGCGCGGCTTCTTCCGGCTTCTGGCTGGTTCCGGTGTATGCGCTGCGCAGGGTCACCTGCCGGTTGCTTTCGATCTCGTCCGACAGTTCGTCGAAGCCTTCCAGCACGTTGTCGATCACTTCTTGGCTCCTTGGCTCTTGCGGGCGAAATACTGCGTAAGCCACGCGTCTGTCGGCGGCCTGCCGTACTTCTCGACGTGGGCACTGCGAACTGCGTCGCGGTCGGCTTGGCTGACCTGCAGGTCGAACTGTGCCGCGCTGCTGTAGAGACCCACCTTTACCTTGGGGTTGTTCTTGAACTTGCCGTCCTTCTCCTGGATCGCGCCGAGCCGGCCGGCCTGCAGGTTCTGGGCGAACTGCTTGGCCGTCGCCGACAGCAGCACGTCCGCCTGCTCAGGGGTCGGCTTCTTGCCGGTGGACTGCACGAACGCTGTCTGCGCGTTCTGGTAGGCGATGCGGAACTCACCGCGCAGCGCGTCCCGCGGGGCATTCTTGGCTTGGGAGCCACTGCCGGAAATGTCGGTGTCCTTTCCGAATCCCAGCATCTGGAACCCGCGCTCCAGGCGCTCGTTGTCGGTCATCCAGTCGGCGCGCTTCGACGGGTCGTTCGCCTTCGTTTGGTCTTCAGCCAGCGACTTCAGCGTCTTGCCGCTGAGCTTGTCGGCGTACTGGCCTAGCGGCAGCTTGGCGAACTCATTGGGACGCAGCGCCTGCATGCGCTGAATGCTCTCCAGCGTCGCGGGATCGTCCTGCACGGTGGCGCCTTCAGAAACGATCTTGCGATAACGATTCACCGACTCATACAGCGCGGGGTCCTGTCCCATCAGAGCCAGCTCGGCCGGCGCCAGCACCTGCGACAGCGGCACGCTCGCGCCGGCGGCGGCCACCTTGTCGTAGATCGACATGGCCGCGGCCTTCTTCGCCTGCTCCAGTCTGTCCTTGCGCTGCGCGTAGATGTCGCGCAGGTAGCCCTCAGCAGCAGCACGCTGGTCCGGCGGCATGGTGCGCGGGATCGCGGCGATGGCATCGGCCAGCGTCGAGGGTGCAGCAGTTGCAGCGGTAGCGACCGGTGCCCCGGTTGCCGAGCCATCCCCTGCGGCAGAAGCCCAGCGTGCAGAGCGGCCCATGACCTGGCGCACGTAGAGCGCAGTCTTCGGGTTTTGCGCCGACCGGCCACGGTTCACCACGGCATCGGCACCGCCCTCACCGGCGAAGTGCGCGGCGATGGCGAACGCTCGGCCGCCCTTGGCCAGTCGTTCCTTGTACTCGCGGGCAGCGCGCCGGGCAGACGCCGCAGCGTCCTTGCGGTCGATGCCGCCGGCACTGGTGGCACGGTACTGGAACAGGCCGGTGGCCTGGTCGCCATCGTCCAGAACCTCGCGATTCACTGCGTCGGCGCGAAACCCCGATTCCTGCTCGGCAAGCGCGTACAGGTCTGCGCGGCCGGCCGCATCCAGCCCCTCGGCCTTCGCTGCGTCATCGATCGCCTTGGCCACCGACGCGGATGGCACACCGCGCGCCTTCGGCGCCGGAAGCGGCTCGACTGCTCCACGGCCATCGGCCAGCGACTGTGCCAGCTCGTAGGCCGCACGGTCCTTCACCACCGGGTACAGCGTGCGCTCAACCTGCGCGCGGTCCTCCGGCGTCATCTGGTCTGCGTAGCGGTGGTAGTAGTCCTCCGCCGCGAACGGGTCGCGGGTGGCCATCGCCGCAGCAGTCTGCTTGCGCACGGACGATACGATGCCGCGCTCGCTGGCCTTGATCGCCTCGGCCCCCATGCCCTGCGTCTGATAGGCGGCACTGGCGATGCCCACGGCTTCCTGCAGTCGCACGTCGGCCAGGCCGAAGTCACCAGACATACCGGCGCTGACGGCATCCTGGCCGATGTTGTCGATGGTGGCCTTGCGCTCGGTGGCCTCGTAGGCGCTGTACTCGCGGTCGGCGTAGCTGTTGAGCCGGCCCTGCACAGAGTCGCGGAACGAGAACGACACCTGATCGAACCGCTGCTGCTGTTCGGGCGACAGCCGGCTGCGGATCGACGACACACGCTGGTCGAGATCACCCAGCAGCGCATCGTGCGCCTGCAGTGCGTTCTTGCCCTGGTACTTGGCGATGCCGTCGGCGTTGGCAGGGTTGAAGGTGTTCCCTTCCCAGTCCGACAGTTCGCGCCGTGCCTCCATGACCGCCGTCAGGTCGGCGCGCTGCTTCTGCTGCTGGAACAGGTCGACAGCTGCCTGGCCGACCGCACCTGCGGTTCGGCTGAGCGGCGACAGGTCAACCTGGGCGGTGTTGCGGACCTGGGGGCCAAGCTCGGCCTGCACCTGCGGCCCGCTGGTGCGGGGGATCAGGGTCGCCATGTCACAGCCCCCAGCCGCGCGAGATGCGCGCGTTGTTGCGCATGGTGATGCTGTTGACCTGGGAGGACAGGTTCCCACCGCCGCCAGCACCACCCGCACGGCTCATGCCGCCAATGCCCATGCTCGCGGCGCTGGCGAGCGAGCCCAGGATCGTGCCGGTCGCCTGAGCATTGCCGCTCCAGCGGGCCAGCTCGCCCTGCGTCCGCTGGTTCTGGGCCTGTGCGTTGAAGCCCCAGGCCTGCCGCGCGGCGTTCATGCGGATGGTCTGCTGGTCGACTTCACCGAACATCGCGGTCTCGCCCAGAATCTCCGCCGGCGTGCCGAGCGTGGGGTCGATGTTGTTGGCAGCGATCGCGGCGCGCTGTTGGCCGAGCGCAATGCGCGTGCGCCAGGACTGCTGCTCCATCTCGCGGGTGGCCAGGGCATTACTGGCGTCGGCGTCCTGCTGCGCCAGCATCGCGTTGTTCTCGGCGATCTGCGCGTTGGCCTTGCCCTGCTTCTGCTGCTGATCAGCCTGGTAGGCACCGGTTACAACGGTGGCCGCCAGAAGGGCGATTGCGGGATTGCACACGTTATGCGCTCCAGTAGAACGGAAGGAAAGGGGCGCTGTCCGGTCCAACCGGCACCGGCGCGAGGAAGTGGAAGCCCAGCCAGTGCAGCCAGCGCTGCGCGGCCTCGTTGCGCTGGTCGACGACGTTGAACAGCATCGAAGGGAATGCCATCTGCATTCGGGCCAGGGCTGGTCGGGACAGGCGCAGCAGCTCCTTCTGGACCGACAGCGGATCAAGGCCGGTAGAGCCGACCATCCAAGGCGTGCCGATACCACCGAGGATCGAGTAAGGGGTGGCCCCGAACATGCACACCGGCACGCCGCGCACCATCGCAGTCCATGCCTCAGCGCTCCCGGCCAGGCCGCGCTGCAGGGCCTCAGCAGGCGTTGTGCGCCCGCAGGCCCACAGCTCAACCACGTCCGCAGGCCGTGCCGCAGCTGCTATCGCTTCGATGTGGCCAGCCTCGGCCGGCACCAGTTCCGCGGTGATCTTCATTCGGATGCCACCACCTGGGGCATCAGCGACAGGATCTCCATCGGCAGCGGGTCGTCGCTGATGATGTGGAAATGGCCGCTGTCTACGCCCCACCGACAGGACATGTTCTTGCGCAGGACGCCCGTGTACGGAGCCGTGGGCTCGTCGTAGTTCTCGAAATCGCGCTGTGCAATCGGATCCAGCGTGTCCAGCGTGGTGCCGACGTAGACGCCGCGGGTGTTGCGCACCAGCAGCGCGACCTCGAAGGCGAGCTTCTTCATGGGGCGCAGCGGGTCGCCACCATTCGAATTGACCTCCAGCGTCTCAATGTGGGCGGTGTACGGCAGGCCGATGTGCACCACCCCGCCCGGGCGCTGCAGCTGCACCTTGCCGTCGACCACCTGCAGATCCTTCTGCACGTTGCCGTCGACCAGGGCCACCACAGCCTTGCCCTCCAGGTGGCCCATGCCGGCGATCGTCGAGCGCTGGTAAGTCCAGTCCTGCACAGCGACGCCGCGCAGCGCCAGCGGCACCGAGCCGATCGATTCCACCATCGCGACCGTGGGCGACACATAGGCCATGACCCGCACGCGCACATGACTGTCGCCAATGGCCAGCCGCAGGATGTTGCCCACGTCACCTGCCCCGCTGAAGATCGCGGCGCCGGTGGTGGCGGTGATCACGGCGCCCTCGTCCCACCCATCGGTGCTGGTCAGCGTCATAGGCGAGCCGTTCGGACGCCTGCCGTCGTAGGTCAGCAGGCTATCGGCGTACTTCCAGTCGAGCGGATCGTCGTACCGGGTCGGCGCCATCTGCTCCACGTACTGGACCCATTCGCCGTTGATGAAGCGACGCACCAGCAGGTAGACCTCGGTTTCGATCTCGCCGGGCAGGCAACAGACGTCCAGCACCTCGCCGTCGGTTTCATGCGGGTGCCAACCGGTGACCTCCTGCTCGGGCATGTACGTGCAGCCGATCAGCACACCGTCGGTGCGCGGCATCCACAAGATCGGCCAAGGCGCCGTGCTGTATTCGATGCCGCGGAACGTGTAGCCCTGCACCAGGTGGTCGGCCCAGATGCTGATCTCGTTGCCGCGGAAGCCGTCCTTCTCGAACTGATAGGCCAGATCCCGCACACGCTGGCCCTGTGCCTGCAGGAACACCGCCGACTCGCCCAGCACCCGCGCCTGCAGGTTGCCGGTGCCATAGGCGGACTGCGGCTTGATGCCGATCGTGCTGGGCGTCACTACGGCGTCCTGCCCGCCGGTGACCTTCCATTCGCCGCCAGTCGTCAGTACCAGCAGGCTGTCCAGCGGCACCAGATCGCGGATCGCATTCACCTGGCGCGCATTGATCGTGAACGACACCGCGTCACTGTCGACGATCGGCGAGCTGCGTCCGAAGTTGGGATAGTCGCCGATGTTCGACGCCCACACGGTCTGCGGATCGCCTGGGCTGCCGGCGAACCAGAGGCGATCGCCGAAGAACTCGACCTCACCGGGGTAGCCATAGCGATAGGACCAGGCGCCCACAGCCCAAACGTCGGTGCCACCGACGGCGCCGGCCGCGTACTGGGTCACCACGATGTTGCTGGTGCCGGTCGGCGGTGCCTCGTAGAAGTTGATCAGGTCCGCGCCGGGATCGATCGTCCAGCCCTGTGCCATCACATCACCTCCTGCGCGACATTGCCGCCGCGGCCAATCCCGCCACCGCTGGTACCGCCGGTGCCGCTGCCGCCGGGGTAGTACGGATTCGACTGCACTGGCACGCCATCGATCTTTACCTGGTAGTCCAGATAGCTGCTGCTTGTGGCGCCAGGGATGGAGAACTGTTTCGTGGTGCCGTCGCCGTTGAAAGTCCACGGACCGGCCACTGGCGGCGGCACGTTGCCCACGATGCTGTCGGGGATCCGTTCGATCACCGTGGCGGTGACCTCGAAGGGGCTGGTGAAGGCGGTGATCTTCATTATCCCGAACCCGCCGTGGACGTATTCCCATTCGACCCCGACGGCGTAGTCGTTGACGTTGTCGAACTTCACATCCTGCGGGCCGTCGAATGCCCGGCCGCTGTCGTGCACGGGACGCACGCTGCCGCAGACGTAGTACGGCGTGCCGGCCAAGCCAGTCAGCACTGGGATGCTCACGCAGCGGTAGACCTTCTGGTCGCTTCGGCGAAGTGCACCCAGCGGAACCTTCTTCTCTGCGGCCACCCACGGCTTCACAGATCGCAGTTCCTTTTCCTCGGCATACAGCAGCGAGCCGACCATCTCTGCGGTGAAGGTCGGGACGTTGGTGGTCACCTTCACCACGCCCTGGGTGCCGGACACGGCCAGCAGCGCAGCCTCGTCGTTGTTGAACGGGCGGAATGGGCCGCGCCGGTACTCGAAGTCGCGCAGCTCGAACTGGTCGACGGCCAGGCGTCGCAGCTCCTTCTGCGGGATCCACGGGTGCACAAGGAACAGCACGTCGGCCGACTGCGTATGCCGCACCTTGTAGATGTCCTCCCCGGTGTAGGGCGTCGCCACCTCGACGATCTCCCCCGCCCCGTTGCGCAGTAGCGCACCGCCCACCCAGAAACGCATGTAGCCATCGCCCATCTCGATCGCGTACTTGACCGTGGTCGAGTAGATGAACGGGATGAAGCGGGTAGGACGGGCGTTGTGCTTGGCGCCACCGCGGAACAGGTAGCCCGGGCGCTTCTCGCCGCCACCTGTGGGCTTGGTGATCACGTTGCGGCAGGTCTTCAGGCTGATGGCATAGCGCACCATGTCGACGCGCCCTTGGAGCCCGGGCGACAGCTCACCGCCGGACATGCTCGGTTGCAGCAGACGTGCCATGGTCAGGCCCTCGCCATCTGGGCCATGGACGGCTGCCGCTCGTCCTCGTCGGCCTCGTTGAAGTCATGCGCTGCGGCCTGGCTCAGTGCCAGCTGGTAGAGCTGCTTCAGGCCGGATTTGTTGGAGAACCCATTGGCACCGATGATCGTCGGCGCGCCTTCCTCGGCCAGCTTGCAGGCCAGCGCATCGACGAAGTGCGCCGGGTAGCGCTCCGGATCTTCCACGCGTGCGACGTAGATCAAATAGGCCCCGGCCTGATCGCACAGCAGCGACGTGCCGTCTGCGCCCATCGCCTGCTCGAACTGGATGCCGTGGCACTGGCGGAACTGCGGCTCACACCAGCGCGACAGGCGGCGGCCGGTGCGCATGCCCTGGTCGTCGGTGATGGCCAGTACGGTGATGCAATCCGACGGGCGCGAGTAGCGGATCTCCCAACCGGGCATCGGTGCCTCGGCAGCGACTGCGAGGCGCTGGGCCTTCATCGCCCACGGCCACAGCCGGTCGGCCAGCACCAGGTCGCGCATGGGCTCCCACAGGCGCGAGAACACCCGTGCCTCCTTCGAGCGCTCGGTCAGCGACGTGATCGTGATGTCCTGGGCCAGCTTGCCCAGGGCCAGGTTGCAGATTTGGACCTGGGACGTCATGGCTCAGTCCTCACCGTTCGGGTACAGCACTTCGCTGGGCTTCGGGCCCTTCGCCGCTGCCAGCCCCATGTCGGTGATCTGCAGCTCCAACCGGCGATGGACCTTGCCATCGCGCGTTTCCTCTCCGAGCGAAACCACAGTCGCGATTGCCTCGATGGCGACCTGTGCACCAGACGCCGGCAGCTGCTTGATGCCCTGTGCCGCGATCTGGTCTTCGTCCAGGTTCATGCGCAGCCCCCACGGGTAATCGGGCTCGCTGCAACCTGATGGCGCCGTGGCGCAGCAGTCACAGCCGTGGTCGTGGCTGCCGTCCTTCTTCATGGATACGAGCTTCATGTGCCGCTCCGGTAGTGGGGGCGCCCGAAGGCGCCCCCGGTGGTTGCCGTCAGGCGTTCGCCGACTTCTCGGCCACGGCCGCGTCGATCGCCTCGATCACGCCCTTGCGGGGCTTCTCGGCGGCAGCCTCCTGCTCGCGGTAGGCGGCCAACTGCTCGACTTCCAGACCGGCCAGGTCCGCCTTGATCTGGTCAGCGTTGCGGGCCAGGAACGGGTCCGCCGGCGGCGCCGACTTCTCGGCCACGGCCTTGCCGCTGATCTGCTCCATCCAGGAGCCCAGCTGTTCCTTGCTGGCGATCTCGAATTCGTCGCCGACGGCACGTTCCTGCCCGAAGTAGCCGCGCTGGGTCGCGCGCACGCGCAGGCCGGTCACAGGTTGTTCTCCTGGTGGCCGGCGACGATGCCCGCAGTGACCTTGCCCGTGGTCGGCGCAGTGCCCACCAGGGTGTAGTTCAGGCGGACATAGCGCAGGCTGGTACCGCGCGGCACGTAGTACAGGCCACCGAACACAGAGCCAGCGGCCAGATCAGCCAGCAGCTTGGTCTGCGAGCCGACTACGACCGGTGCGGCGAAGTTCTCGGTGGCCGAGACCTGCAGCTCGACCTGCAGGCTGGTGGCGTTGTTGAAGGCCTCAACTACCTGCACACGCAGCGGGATCGGGGTGCCCGGGCCGATGTCGCGCTTGATCGGGGCGCTCTCGCCCTGCACGGTGCCAGTGGCGCCCAGGTCGATGACGTTGGTGGACACTGCGCTCGCCAGCACCGACTGTGCGTTCGAGAACAGGTTCTGCTGATCGAAGATCATGGTGGTTTGCTCCTTGGATTGCGGTAGGGAGCGGGGCCGGAGCCCGCGCGCCCGATTCAGTGGCGGCGGATCAGACGACCCGGGCTTCGGTGTTCAGCAGCGCATCCGACTCGCGCAGCGGGATGCCGCGATAGGTCAGCACTTCCTCGCCCTCGATCTCCTTGCGGGTGAGGCGCACGAAGTTGTCGGTAGTGCCGCCATTGGTGGCCAGCGCGTCCAGCGCTTCCAGCATGTCGGTGTTGAGGTAGATGGCCGCACGGCCACCCATCACGCGGCGCTGCTTCAGCTTGTAATAGGCCTTGCGCATGAAGTCGTACAGCTTCACGTTGCCGGCCTTCACGTCGGACACATCGATGTTGGCGATGCGGGAAACGTAGCGGTAGTCGCGAACCGACAGGCCAATGTCCCACTGGAACTTCTCGCGGACCACGTCGAGGATCGACCCATCCGCGTTGGTCTTGGTCTGCTTGCCCTTGTCCTCGCGATCGATGCCGGCCTTGCTGCCCTTCGGGTACAGGCCATGGACGGTGTTCTCACCCCAGACGATGAACCAGATCGAGGTGTTGTCCGAGCCGGTGCCGCCTGCGTCGACGATCTGAGCGCCCGAACCGCTGGTGGCGATCTTGTTGAAGCGGGGAGCGAAGCCAGTGAACTTCGCCGGCGAGGTAGCCTGGTCACCGTAGAACATCGAGGTGGCCACGCCCTGGTTCAGGCCTTCGAGGAATGCCTGGGCTTCGGACAGGCGCAGGCCTGCCGAGTCGCCGGTCATGCGCACCAGCTTCTCGTCGATCTCGCTCCAGGCTTCGATCATGCCGGTAGCGTCGCGCACCTGGGCGGTGGTCGACTTGGTGGGCTGAACGCCCTGGTACAGCATGCGCCAGGTGCCTTCGGGGATGCCGGTGCGCACGGTGGTCAGGTGCGTGGTGCCGTCATTGCACTCCTTGACGATCATGTCCTGCAGGATCGGGTTGTCCTGCGCCAGCAGCTCGATCACCGCAGCGATCTGCTTGTCGGCGTCGGTCCGCTTGAACACGTCCGCCAGGGTCAGGTAGGTGTTGCCGATGGTCGACATTGTTGGTCTCTCCAGATACGAAAAAACCGCCTTGCGGCGGCTGGTTGATGGGGTGGTACGTGGCGGGTATCAGCCGCCGTAGAGGATCGACTTCGGGTCGCTAGAAGCGCTCGGACCGGATGCAGTGGTACCGCCCAGGCCATCCACCTTGCTGTCGCGGAGGAAACCGCCGAAGAAGGCGAACGCCTTGATCATGGTCGGGTGGTTGCCCCAGCCCAGCTCGTTGAACGCCTTGGTCAGCTCAGGGTCGTTGATCGCCTTGACCGCGGTAGTGGCCAGGCCGACGGTTTCGTCGTACTTGGCGCCCAGCTGCTGCTTGGCATCCACGCCCCACCGCTCGACCTGCTGCAGGCGCTGGGCTTCCATTGCCTGCTGCATCGCCGCCGCATCCTGCCCGGCCATCTGGGTATACAGGTCGACGGCCTCCTGGGCCTGCTCCTGTGTCCAGCCCTTGGCCTTGAAGAACTGCGTGGCCGCGCCCAGTCGATCTCCTTCCAGGGTGAACCCTTCCGGCAGGTTGAACTGGCCGTACTGCTCCGGTGCCGCGCTGGTCTTACCGTCCTCGGGCTTGCCGGCATCGCCGCCGCCTTCGCCCTTGTTCGGCTGGCCATTGCCACCCGTTGCGTCACCACCGTTGCCGCTGCCCTCGGATCCCGCCGGCGCGCTGCTGCTGGGAACCTGCTGCGTATCGGTTGCGGTGGTCGTTGCTCCGCCTGCGCCAGAATTTTGTGTGCTGGTCTCGGTGGTGGTGTCACTCATCGTCGTCTTCCTCGGGTTGCTGCAGCTGCGCCAGCAGCCGCTTCTCTTCTGTGTTTGCCTCGGCGCGCATCTGTGCCTCACGCTCCGGGCAGCTATCGCGGATCACATGCAGCCACCACTGACCAGCCTCCTG